CACTAGATACAAGACCATTTCTTATAGAGCCTTGACCTGCGTTAAAGTCTACAGACAATAACTTAGAACCAGATTGAGAAAGTTCATTGTAGAACGAAGGTGGTGCAACGAACCATCTTCCTTCTTCGGGAACATTTTGCTCATCTAGCAATTTAGCCATAAATGCCATCATGTCAAGTGGGTCAGTTCCAGTACCATCAGAACCTGTAAGGTCGATAGCGTTAGAACCACCTTGATGCTGACCCATAGTTTGAGTAGCAGCAGCAGCATCCGCACCTAAAACGTGGTCAGGTCCAGATGTAGACAATCCAGAGAACATAGCAGCGATTACTGCAGCATCATAAGAATCTCTTAATGCGTAAGCTGCAGAAGAAGTTGCTACTTCTTTGAAGTTGACGTGTGACATATTAGTTTCAATATCATCTACGATGAATTTGAAAGCCTTTGCACTATCTACAACTAAAGTTAACTCTTGGTCAGTTAATTTAGTAGCAGTAGTAGTAGAACCCCTAGTGTAATCCGATACAGAGATTACAGGTTCTTTGATAATCTTTACAGAGTCTCCGTAAGCAGATATTTCACCGGCATAGTCGGTGTTAGTAATAGCTTCAACCACCGATGCTTTTCTGAAAAAGTTAAGAACTTTTCTAGAATAAATCGAAGGTAGGAAAAAACTATTAGTTTGTCCACTAACGGAGTTTGCAAAGTTTGCATCAGTATCAGTTGACGGTTCAAAATATTGAGCCATGATAATACTCCTGTGTATTTATAGTTTATTTTATGATTCTGCCTTGTTGCATGGCTTCGCTGATTTCAGCTTCGTGTTTATCAAACTCATCCATACTCATTGCAGCAATCTCCTTTTCAGACCATATCTTTTCCTGTTTAGGTTCTACACTTGTTGTTTTAGTAGATACCATATCAGCAGCAGATTTAGTCTTTTTTGAAGATGACTTTTGTTTCTGAGGAGTCACATCCATACCTATATCTTTTTTAAATAAATCTATTGCACGACTGGCTAAATCGGCATCGTCAGCATTTTTGTATATCCAATCTTGAATAGACGATGGCTGCTCTTTTGCCCATGTATGAAAATCATCACTGTTTCTAACATCGTCAAAATCAGGATGTCTTTTCATTAACCTTTTTTCTGCTTCACGTTGAGAAATTTCTGCTTCACGTGCTTGGAGTTTACTAAGACGTTCTTCTAGAACTTTTGCCTTAGATTCACTTTGTAAGTGAGCTACAGTTTCCACAACTTCATAGACATCAGGGTACTGTTGTTTGAACTGTTCAAGTTCTTCTTCAGTTTTAGGAGCTTCATAATCAGTTCTATTTTTAGTAGCTTCTTCAAGTAGTTCCTGTTCCCTAGATTTAAACTCATTAAGTTTAGAATCATAATGTCTTTTCAAATCATCATAACGTTTTTTGTAGTCTGGTTTTTTATAAGGAGTATCCTTAACAGTTTCCAAGTTTTCTACTTCAACATTATCAGGTTGTTCTGCTTCGTTAACATCATTAGATTTGAATAATTTATTCTTTTCTGATGGGTCTTCAAAGTACAACTCATCTGATGATTTAAAAGGTTTATCAGTTCCTTCGTGCCAAGATTTTTTTAAATTATAAGGATTTGGCTGTTCCTCGTTCTGAATTTCTTCAGTCATTTTCTATCCTCCTACTCAGGGCTTCGTTTAACAAGGTAGCTGCGATGTGCACTTGCAGGGCTTGTCTTGTAAAGGTAGCCTTTCGGTTGTTGTTATTAATGATAAAGTGCCTGTAAACAGGGTAGCTTTATCGCCTAGCTCCTAACATGTGGTCTGCCGGAAAGCATAGATTTTTTAATCTCATCACCAACTAAATCGTCTTCCTCTTGCATACTTGCTTGAGAACCAACTGTTTCTTTGGTAACTCGAATTTCCTGTTTTATCGGTTCTTGTTCAACCGGCATAACAGTATCTTCTGTTTCCATTAGCCCACCTTCTTGAGCCATTTGTCTTTCATCTGCTTGAGCTTCAGCTTGTTTCATCATAGACATTAAATTGTCTGCTCCGATAACATCTACAGCTTTTGCAGTAAAGACAAACTCTCCATCCGACAACCTCGCAGGTATCGAATCGGAGACTTCCGAGCCCGGTCCTTCAACAGGACCAGAGCCTGAAAATTCCATAGCAACTTCCATAACTTTATCAAACAACATACTAAGTTGTGGATTTGCTTCTAATTCTTGCATAAGCATTGTTTCTTCTTCTTCATCCAATGCTTCATCTATTAAAAAGTCTATATAATTATCTTCCATCATTTCATCTGGAACTTGAGACTCTTCTATTTCTATTTGTTCTTCAGTTTTTTCTGGCATCATATCTGCCATTTGATTTTCCATGTCAGGTGTTTCTTCTGTTTGCATCATGTCTGCCATTTGGTCATCCATCATCATACCACCTTCTTGCTTTCCTTTTCTTAACATTTTAAAATCTTCTTCGTCAAGGTCTCCATCTTTATTTAAATCTAAATCTTTTTGACCACCAATTAAGCCACCATCTTCTCTACCATCTCTTTTTAATTTATTAGAAATTTCATCAGCTCTTAAAGCATTTCTAGCAATATTTCTTAAACTTGTAACAGAAACTTGACTATCTTTATCAAATGAAGAATTTGTCATTTTTAATTCATTCATCATTTGTGTCATTGAATACTCTGGATTTGATTTCATTTGTTGAGCTAGTCTTATAGCTTTTGCTACTAATGTATTATTAGCTTCTTTTTTCATAGAAAACTCTTCGTCAAATGAATCTCTATTTACCATATCAGGTTCTGCTAACATAGATTTAATTCTTTGCTCTTCTAGTTTATCGTATGTGCTTTTTGCCATTCTAGTCCTCTAATCTATTTAGTGCTTCTTTAACCTGCTCCGGTAGGGATTCCAACCGTGCCAGAGAAGCTATCTTCCCCTGCAACCGGTACATCTCCGATTCCGATGTTGCCACCGCCAGTGCCTGTAGCTCCAAGGTCTTGAGGTTCGACAGGTGTTCCACCAAGACCTCCCATACCTGCTGGTTGTTGACTACCGGGTTGAGCTTCCTCGCCTGTGTTTTGTTGAGCATTTTGCATTCCTATAATTTGTGCCATGATAGCTGCTTCCTCTGGGTCGTTCAGAATTTCATCTGGGTCGAGGTCTAAGCTGTAGGCAAGTTCACTAACCAATTTAGATATTTTAACAAATGGTGCAATAGCAGGACTTTGTGCAGTTTGTAAGAACATTGTAAGTCTTTGACTTCTAACTTCTTTCTGCATCAAGCTATTAGTACCAGTTGCTTTAACTTCTAAATCACCTGCCACATTTAGACTTCCTTCAAAAAACTGCATGTTCCATTGAAAGTAAGACTCTCCTAGTGGCTTTAGTAAAAAGTCATCAAGATTCTTAACAACTGTTTTTATGTTTAAACTTGCTGCTCCTAATAACATTGACATACCTGAAGCAGTTCTTGTCATACTTTGAACTCCTGTTTGTCCATGCGAATAACTTGGAATACCAGTTTGTTCATCAGCAAGTTGTCTAAAACGGTCAAACATCATCATATTTTCTGGTGCTGTGTTTGGAAATTTCAGACCATAAATAGATTGACCGGGCATACCGGCTTGTCTTCTAAAGATTTTGCCGGGATAAACTTCCATATTTTGCCCACCTACCAAAGCTGATTCATCAACATCAAATACTAATGAACCGGCTAATGCTAAATTATCAATAGCCATTCGAGCATGACCATTCATAATTTGTTGAGAATCATTCATATTCTCAGCTACTCCTATACCAAAGAAATTATAAGGATTTCTTTCGTAAGGAAACGCACTATATGGTATGCGATATGGTGTAAATGGATTGATTACTGCTCGTAGTAATTTATTACCACATACCCATGCGTTTATTTGTACCTCATCTAAGTCATCAATAGTATCATCAAGTTCAATACCAACTTCTCTAGCATACTCTGCATCCATAATACCCCAGTATTCAAGGACTTCAAAGTTAGCCATATAAGTATCATCTAACTTATAATCATCTCTTAGTTGAGATTCAAAATCTTTATCTTCGTAGTTTGGTCCATCTTGTATACACTCTCTAATGGCATCTTCATTAAAGTAAGGCATATTTCTTAGTTGCCTTAATTGACTACGATTCATTTTGTGTCTATGTACTACATATTCACATTCTTCTATATTTGTTGCTGCAGGGTCTGGATAAAAATCCCAACAGCTTACAAATTCTATTCGAGGTACTCTAACTTCTAAAGGATTGTATTGTCTTTCACCACTTTCGTCTGTATCCCATTTATGAAGTTTTTTATTAAAATTAAATGGACCTTTAACAATTCCTGTGCCTAATAGTGAAGCTTCTAGTAAAGCATTTCTAATTTCTGAACCACCATTAGATTCTTCTATTTGGTCGTGAACTAATTTTTCCATTTTTCTCGCAGCTCTTTGTGCTGGAGAAACTTCTGGTATTTGTGGATTAGGAGTCAAACCTTCTTGTAATATTCCTAAGTCATCTGCTTGAGTAGGCACATCATCCTCAAACATTCCAGCACCTAATGTTGCACCCGGTTTTAAAGTTCTACCATCACCTTCAAAACCAACATCATAAATACTTTCTACTGGAGCATCTTCTAATCTATTGCCAATATTATCTGGTGTGCTAGATTCAATACCCATTTGAGGATTTTGAATATCTAAGTAAGCATTTTCTTTTTCACCTTCAGGTATTTTAGTTTCTTCAATACCTATAGGAAACTTACCAGTGCCAAAAATAACATCTACTAATTGTCCATAAGCAGCTAATACTTTTGTTTTTGTTATCTTAACAAAGATACGAGACTTTTCAGACTCTCTAAATTTTACTGATTTATTATATAACCCTCGAAAGTTTTCATAAGCTCTAAGCCATCTTCTTTCATCGCCATTACGAGCTTCTTCTGATAAAGCAAATCTGCTTTTAATAATACCAACTAAATTAGTTTGCTGGTCTTCTTCTAAAGATAAATTTTTACCAGCTTCACCTTCTACTTCTTCGTAGATATTATCTGCGTTTAAAAATGTATTGTCGTTTTCTGCCATTATCAATAACCAAAATCTGAGTCAGCAGGTTTAAACATATCACGTTTAAAACCTCTTAACCTTTCTAATGGGTTCTCCATTCGAGGTCTGCTCATTATCATATATCTTAACGCATCGTATGCGTGGTCAGAAGCGTGAGTATCCACATCTTCTGGATTAGTTTTTGATAACGGTATACTTTGTAATTCTCTTATTAAGTTTGGGCAAGTATTGAATATTTGCAACTTAGGTCTACCGTTATCTC